TTTGGAGATCAAGAATTCCTCTGGCGGCACGTTCTCAATGACCACGCGACCAGACTTCTTTTTCTTTTGTACCGTGACGCTGTTAGACGCATACATCACGGGCTTACCCATTTGGTCTAAGACTGGATTGCCAGCAGGGTCAACGATCTCATTCTCTACTACGTCTTTGTCAACGACTTCCATCGTTTCGTCAGACAACAGCATCGCTAGTTCATCGTCAGACAGGTCACGATACTTCTCTTTTGTAACGTCTTCTTTGTCTTCCCAATACGCCTTAACTACGCCTACCTTCTGAAGTAAAGCGTCTTTAAACCAGTCGTGCATGATGATGATGCCAGCGTTATCACGCATAAACACCCAATTGCAATACTCAGTCGCTTGTTTAGCGCCAGCTTCATCTTGTGGGCCGCGAGGGTCAAACCTGACCACCTCATCAGAAGATGAAAAGATGCGAACCAATGAAGGCAAGCAACCATCAACCGCTTCAGCCACTTCGCCTGTAACGATGGCTGATTTACCTTCTACCTCGTTGCCCAAAGGCTGGCGTAGATAAAAAGATAGTGCGTCTGTGCGCTGTTGGGTTGTTTCTGTCTCTAAGAATCCGATTGAGTTATCAATCTCTGAGTCCAGAATCGCTTTGAGTAACTGTTGGCTCATCTTTTACCTTTGCTGGCCTGCCTAATTTGGGGCGTTGCTCCGATTGTAGCGCTTTTACCATATTTTCAAGCGCCTCGATTCTAGCTTCTAGTGCTGCTACTTTGCGACTTCCTGCAATGTCGCCTTGCTTCATTAACATCATATTACCCACTTCGGTGTTTGATTGATTGATTTTGTCCAGCTTGAACCCTCATCCATGCCGATAGCTAAGTATCTGAAAGCATCAGACGCATGGCTTGACCAATCATGTAACGGTCTATCAAAGAACACCTTACGCTTGTCGTCATAGTCTCGGCGGTAGTTTCTCAGGCAATCTAAACCTACCTTGACCTTTGGCACGTTGAACCAGCATCTAGGCAGTAAGCGTCTTACAGCCTGAATCCCGTCATCTATGCCCATCCTTGGCGCTACCCTGACGTTTAGTCCAGCTTCCTGCAAGACCTCAAGGCGGCTTTTGCCTGACCCTAGTTCCCTGACTTGTACGTCATGCGGCAGAATTTGCTCTGCTGTGTCCCAATGATTCTCTTTGAGCCAGGCTACATACTTGTCCAAGCCAACCCCGTTGTTCTCGTAATAGTCAATCAACCTAACCTCTGAGCCTGCAATCTGAGCCACCCAGATAGCTGTGCTGTCACCCATCCCTAAGTCCCAAGCTGTGATTGTTCGGCACAAGTCATCTCTTGGAATCTCTTGGATGTGATTCTTTGTCTCTAAGTCGTTAAGAATCTGACCGTAGTAAGACCCCTCAACCGCAGCGTTAAACGAACACTCAAACTCCTGAAGGTACTTGTCCTCACCCATCTCAGACTTGGCGGCTTGTAGTTCTGTCTCTGCGATTACGTTGGTTTGGCTGGCTTTGAACTCAAGCAGTCCCCAATCGGCTTCTGTTTCGGCTCTGTCTCTGAGGTCTTTAAAGTGGTTGTGGCCTTTAGGCGTTCCGATAAATAAGCACCAACCAAGTCGGTCTGCGAGTGCAGGTCGAACAATGTCTGTCCAGATTTTGGGGTTTTGGTCGCCGATCTCATCAAGAATCACTCCATCAAAGTATTGACCACGAAGGCTGTCAGGGTTATCTGAGCCGTATAGCTGAATCCTACGACCCATGAAGTCCACCCGCATCTCAGAGATGTTCTCAGTCCCACCCAAAGGCTTGACGTACTTGACTAGGTAATCCCACGCTACCCGCTTGGCTTGTCCGTATGTCGGTGCGATGTAAGCGTAGCGAGGCGATTCCTTGTCATTCAGGATTGCAGCTTTAATCAGGTGGTTGATAGCCGATACAGTCTTGCCCATGCGCCTATGGGCCACTACGACTGTAAAGCGCTTGTTGTCAATCAGGTTGTGGATTTCAAGCTGCTGCTCCCTTGGCGCGTAAGGAATGACTATTTCAGCCATGAAACCTTCAACTCAATCGGCGCGTCTGCGTCACCCGATAATTCAACAGAACTTAAATCAGGTATAGATTTTCTCAGCAGAATTTCGATTGCTTTCATGCGGGTGGGCGTGATCTCTCCCTCCCCTGTAAGTGCATGATCTTGCAAAACATTTATCAATTGACTTACTTGGATTTTCTTTCGCACATCATCTTGATGTAGCTTACCCATTGGGCGTCCTACTTTACTCATTTTGTTTACCAATTCCTTTCGGCTTGTTGGTCTAGTTAATCTAACTTTAGTCTAACAGATTAGTTCTTTGTCCAAATCGTTTTTGCATTTCAGGAGAAACAAGGTTTACAGACGAGTATTCATCCATCAATTTGTAAACATCTTCTAGCGTTGCATCTGGCTCAAAAGGTGGTCTACGTCCTAGTCTATAAGCAGTTTTTGCAGCGGCCTTAGAAGATACTTGACCCATCATTTCAGGAAAGTCTTGCATTACTTGCGCTTGCAGGCTTTGCCCAATGCCCTTTCCTCTAGAAGTTTCTGGAACTTCAAGACTCAAAACAGAGGCTGTGCCGTCTGGCTTTGCCAAGACTTCCATAGTTCCACCGCTTTTAGGGTCTGTATATTTCAGGCGTTCAGCACCAGCACCAAAAATGTCAGAAGCATCTTTACGGACAACATCAAAATTTGATTTTTTAGGGCTTAACAAAGCCGCAACATCATCCATTGGCTTTACGCTTAAGCCAGCAGGCATACCTTTCGTTACCTTACCAAGCAAACCAGCGGCAGGAGCAACCGTCATAGCCGCCTCTAAGACTTCAGGGCGCACTTGGGTAGTCATACCCCTGCCAGTGGTCAAAGGCTCACCGTAAGCCATGCGCTCGGCTGTCTGCTGTATTGCTGGAATCCCTAAAAGGTTCATCAGCATTTCAGCGGGTGGGTTTTGGTAGCCAAACGGCTTGGCGGCAAACTGTTGCGCTTGCTTCAGACGGTCGGCTAACAACCCCAACAAAGGGTTTACTTGCGGGGTCGCTCCGATGTAGTCTGCCATGTTGTCACCATTTAACCTTATTAGCCCAATATGCGGCACTCATCTTGCCCTTGGCGATATTTTCTGCGTGACGGGCTTTAAACGCTTCGTTGCGCTTTGTCCCGTCTGGGCTACCCTTTGCACCTTGCTGACCAAAACGGATGAGTTTTACATCCTCGCCATTTTTTGCAAGAACAGCATGGCTCTTGGTCGGGTGGCTTGGTGTCTTCTTAGGCTTGTTATAGCCAGAGAATTGCTCAGTTCCGCGCTTAATCATTTTTTAGCGGTCTTGGCAGCGGCTTTGAATGCGGCAGCAGTCGGTGCGCCCTTTGTGCCAGGCTTACGCATCTTCTCAGGCTTCTTGCCTGCGGCTTTTTGCGCTGCGATACGGTCACGTTTGGCGGCAATATTGCTATAAAGACCTTGCTTCATTTTTTAGCCTTGTTCTTAGCTGTACGCTGACCCCGCATAGGCATCTTGGCTTCGCTCATAGCAATTGCAACAGCTTGTTTAGGGTTAGTTACTTTTTGGCCTGAAGATGACTTCAGCTTGCCAGCACCGTACTCTTTCATTACGGCTCCGACTTTTTTGGCTTTATTCATCATCGTTTTCCATGATTACAGGGGCTTTTTCCCAAGACTTGCACACGCGCAAATTGTGGCAAATGAACTCAAACTTGTGGCAGTAACCACGACCACCACCGTCTTTATCAAACTCGTCTTGCGGCACGACTTCCATCGCCTCAATGCACTCAGGCGCGTCATCAAAGTATTCGCAGTTGGAACACAGTTGGCGCTTGGCTTGATCTGGTGATGTACGCCAGACGTTAGACAGGCTACGCCAAAACTCACCGTTAGGCTCTGCGGTCTTCATAGGGCCAAACATCTGAGTTTCCATCAAAGTCTCACGAGTCTTCTCGTTAGATTCTTTGGTCAAGCCATCAATGACAGGCTTTTCAGATTCGATTTCCTCGATCTCAATCATGATCTCGGCGGCAGGGGCGAGTAAGCCTGGCATAGTAACCTTTCAGTATTTCTTGGATTTTACCAAAAAAATGGGCAGAATCAACTACCCGTAAGTGCAACTGCAAATTGCATCTTATTCTAACTCTTTAGGCCAAAGTCCTTGTGATTTTAACCGACTGATTGTCCGATAGTAAGCCAAATCCCACAACATTCTGCGTTGTTCTTTTGACAACTTTGCACCTGAATCTAACTCCATGTGGCAAGCCTGGCAAAGTGCTGCTGTGAATTCGTCACTGGCTTTGATTCCCCTTCCTTTGCCGTGTTCAGCCCAATTTGAGTGCGCTGCCTGTGTTTGGTCTTCTATGTAACAATTTTGGCAAGGCAGACTTGCAACATTTTTAAGATGCTTAGTGCTGCGGTAATAGTTGAACTTAGGAATCATCATACAATTTCCACCACATCTTTTCCTTTGCTGCGGATGTAATTAGCTGTTTTTTGAATCATGCGCTCGTACTCAGACCGCGCAATGCTTGTTCGTTGAAGGTCATGATATGCCCACAAATCCCTGATTTTGGTTATGCCAACACCTGACAAGCCCATTTTTCTTGTTTTTTGGTAACGATCAGCCGCCTCTAGCAGTGCTTTTTGCACTTCATCGCAGTAAGGTAACACTTCAGGGCCAATGCCTGACTTGCCCATTGTCTCGGCAATGTTGCAAATATCTGCAAGCCAACGCCAATCCTCTGTCGTTCCCATGCCTTTGGTCATAGCGTCAATTGCTGATAGTTCAGACAATCGTAACTTGTCCAATGACTTGTTGTCAGCCACCGCAGCGCCAGCGATAGCGTGTGTTATTGGGTTAATGCTTGTTGACCAAACCTTACGCTTGCATTTCTTTTTCATTTATTTCTATCCCGTTTTGATCACACCAACAGATTAAAAATGCCACAAACTCGCTGGCCTGTTCTTTTGTAAATTTTCTTGTTTGCCGCCCAAGTTGGACAATGCCATCACCTGCAAGGTTTGGGATGATCTGACCACTTTCCAAACCACTTTGTCTACAAAACTCTTGCACCAATAAACGCTTCCAATCCTCTGCCGACCATTTAGCACCCATGTGCTGCGCTTGTTTGGCGATGTCACCAATAATGGC